GAGGTAGCCGTATACGGAACGATTAATTCATCTGCTGGAACAAACTTAGATACAGCTCGTCCCATATTTACATCATAGTAAACTTTTTTAAAAGTTGATCCTGCTAATGGTAAATGAAATAACATTGAGTCAAACTCTGCTTCGTACTCTTTCATTTGATCCATAATTAAATAATTCATAAAATCTTTAACACGCGTTGATTGTTGTTCTGTTGCTGAGTTTTTAACACCAATGATTTGTGTTCTAACTGGTCCATCAACAGGTAATAATTCTTTATAAGCTTGTGCTTGAAATTGTGTTACAGCTTCTGCCATTACAGGGTGTGTTGCACCTGATGCTCCTTGAAATGGTTCTGTTCTGTTTTCGTATTTAAATCCTAAAAGATCTAGTCCAGATATATATGCTTGCTCCCATTCTTTTCTTGAACCTTTGTAGTCCATATAATTTTGAGTCATCTCATTTCCGATTGGCTCTAAAATTTCATCTGGTAAAATATCTGCTAGGTTATCAAAGTGTGAGTCTGTTCCCGGTATGTTGATTGCTCCCGGTTCAAAGTCAATTGTTGCGCCACCATCTTCTTCTGGTACTACTTCAACTGGTCCTTTTTCTGGTTGTTCTTCCTGAACATTAACTTCTTGTAGTTCCTCTTCTGAAGGCACTTCAAGTTTCGTTCTTGTGTTCGGGAGTCCTTTATCTATATCTGCCATTTATACTCCTATTGTTTCTTAACACGATTTAATAAACCTTTCAAGCCCCCTGAATCAGGGTTCATGGATCTTCTTTGTGGGCCTTCATCTATTCCACCAGATAATCCTGCAATACCACCGCCTGCAAATCCTTTTATACTCTTAACTAAATTTTCATACTCTAGTTGTTGTAAATCTTGATCCTCTATGTTAGCTATTCTGTTTGCCTCTTCATTAATCGCTTTCGCGGCGTCTGTTGTTAAACTACCAAGAGTTATTGCAGTTCCAACTCCAGGTATAATTTGTGTTCCAATTTTCCCACCACCTAAACTTAAAATTTTTTGTGCTACTGGACTTTTAGTAATTTTAGAAATATTTTCTTTAAATAGTGCAGGGAAAGACAATTCTAAACCTGTTATTGGATCAAATACAGCGTCGGCTAAACTTGATCCAGACTTCATTTTATCATAAACATTATATCCTGCAAACAAAGGACCGGCAATAGGTGTTCCTAAAGTTCTAAATGTTTTCCCTAAAGTATCTCTAACTTTTTTAAATCCAAGACTTGAAGCCGCTGTGCCTGCAGCAACTTTTTCTCCAGTGCTTAAACCTTCTGCAACGACAGGTCCATCAGTTGCAGACGCAGTTGGTTCAAATGTTTGGTCAAAACCAATACCTTCTTTTTTTAAAAAATCTGCTCCGCCAGCAGCAACAACAAAAGGAACACCAAATTTACCTGATGTTAATGCAAAATTTTTTACGGCTTGTTTATATTTATTAAGATCAACATTTGGTAATTTACTTAAATTTGTTAATTCATTTAAATTTATACCAAGTCTTTTTACTCTTGGATCATTAGAAATATTTTGTACAAAAGTTCTAAATTTATTTTGTATTAAACCGGCTTTTTCAACATCACCAATTAATGGTTTAGTTCCTATTTTTGATGCAGCTGCTGAAACAATAGAACCTGTTTTTGCCAGTTTAGGAAAAGGTATTTTAAGTTCATCTGCTATGGATTTCATATCAAGATATTTATTGTATGCTTTTTCATTATACCCTTTTTTTAAAGTGTTAGAAATATCTAAAAGATCTGACTCTAAGTAACTTTTAAAAGCATTAACTCTTTCAGGAAGTGGTCTAACTTTTATTAGTTCAGTGGGATCAACCTCACCTAAACTAGATTTAGTTATAAAATCAAAAGACAAAGGATGGTCTAATTGCATTTTAAATCCAAATTTGTTAAAAATTTCTTTGTTTAATTGTTTGTACCTAGATATTTTTTTTAGTGCTGCTTTTTTCTTAGCTGCATCTTTAGGGTCAGGATACGCGTCTGAAACTAAATCTGTTATTTCTCTTTCATATACAGATTCAAATCCTGGTATTCTTCTTACTTTATTTTTTAATAACTCTACTTGATCTTGATTAAAGTTAGCGTAAATAGACCTTCCTTCATCTACTTTATTTATTTTATTATTTAATGATTTTAAAGAATTAATGTATACCCTACTTAATATTTTGTTGGCATTGTTTTTACCAACTATTTTTTCAAGACCAGATATTGTAGGTTTTTTTGTATTTAAAATATAGTTTGTAGCTTTTGTTTGAATATCAAATACTGTGTCAGCTACATTATCTACAAGACCGTCAACTATGTAAGTTCTTAATTTAGTGGGATCAACTTTAGCACCTTTAACAATTTCTCCTTGAGTTGGAAACTTGCCGTTGTTTTCGTTTAAATAATTTGTAACAAAATTATTAATTTTTTTTACAGTTACATCTGTTTTAGTAAGAAATTTAAAATTTTTATTTTTTAATTCTGGTCTTCTACTAATAATTTTTGTTAATAAAGAAGTATCAACAAATTCTTTTCCGTCCTTAACCTGTACTCCTAAGTTTAAAAGTTTAGCAATGTCGGGTTTATAAAATTCAGCTCCGTCAGGTAAGTTTGATAAATATTTAACAACTTTTCCCGTTTTCCCTTCGAGCTTCATGGGTCTTCCCATATTGTCTACGTCATAGGTTCGTCCTATAGCGTCTGTATAAGTTTTTCTTTTTTTAATATCTTTTTTATACCCAGGTCTTGATCCATCAGCACTTGGTTGCACTAACATACCACCACCGGCTTTATTAAATCTTTCGTTTGCATCTTCAAACATTTCTCTATCTAATGCAGACTGTGGTCTTTGCATTTGACTTGCTGGGATTACTTCGCCCTCGTCAAACAATTCCATGATCTCTAAAATTTTAATATCTTTCATTATTCTCCTAACATGTAAGCAACACCACCGCTTGCTTTTTTAATTTTTGGAGCTTGTTGATTTACTTCTTCAATAATTTCTTTTTTTATAAATTCACTTATATCATCAGCTTCTGCTTCTGTGCCATCTACATCAAATTCTACTTTGTATTCATCATACTCGTCTGGAGATTTAGATGCTATTTTTCTATCAGGATCTACATTTACATCACCTTTTTTATATTCCAAAACAGATCTATCCATAACTCCTTCGTACGTTTCTTCACCAGAACCAGCCGAACCAAGTTTATCTTTTGTAATTTTCATATCACCAGTTGATAAATCTTCTACTAACTCATACTCATCACCATTCTTACCTGTGTATCTGTGTATCTCAACTCTGTCTGCGTACGTAACTTTATCTGGTTTACCAAGAGATTTAATTTTATTTGCAAGTTCAAAGAAATATGGTGGTGGTGTAGATTTTGTAGTTTGCTCTACAACTTCTTTTGCAACTTGTGGTGCTGCTTCTTTACCTATAAGATTTAGCATTCCTGATTTAAGTGCGCCGATACCTGCACCAACGCCACCGATTAATTTTAAAAATGCTCTTCTACCCATTTTAAATCCTGCACGCCCACCTGATTGAAAAGGAAAAGGATCTTTTTTAGTTGCACCCTTGGCCTCTTCCATAATTTCTTTTGCAGTTAATCCATAATTATCTTGAGCGTAGATTATATCATCAAACGTGTAACCTCTTTTTAAAAGCTCCGCTGTCTGCTTGTCATCTGTTATTAAATATTTTTGTTTTTCTGGACCCGTCATCTTTTGTATATCTGGTCCTTGATATTGAATTGTATCTAACGGTATTGGTGTTGTTTGTAATGCTCTTTCATTTGCAAGGGCCTCTGCTTCTTTTGCTTCTTTAAATGCTTTTGCAATCTCTGGGTCTCTTAATACTTGATTTGCTATACCTCTAAAATCACCTTTTTCAGTAGCCTCATCTATATTCTTTTTAATAGACTTTTGTAAAATATCTTCTTCACTTTGAGTGCCACCCATAATAGGTTTATTGGGATCTAGCTTTTGATTTTTCATGTCTACAACATTATCTGTGGATACTAAAGCTTTTTCGATTCCTTCTTTTTTTCTTAACTTGTTTGCTTCGTTAAGTTCAATTGTAAATTTAATATCACTTGGACTAAGTTTATCAATATCAACACCCGCGTTTTCAAAAGCTTTTATATATTTAATATATTCTTTATTAACTAATTCTTGTATCTCCGGACCAATATCAACAACATTAGATCCTTTTTTCTTTGCTGATTCTAATGCAAATCTTTTCACTAACGTGTTGTATAAAAGTTCTAGACCTTTTAGTTTTGACGTTGCCATTAATAATAATTCCTCTGCCTTTTCTCGACTTTTTCATCTACGTAATCTTCAGGATGATCGATCAGACCGCCCTGCCTGAATCGCATGATCGCTTGTGTCGTCGAGTCCACAAGGTCGTCATGATCCCCGTACGGGAACGCCGCACACTCCTCAATGACTTCATCCGCAAACTTTTGTTCCGGAGCCCATATCATACCAGATTCGAACAGAGGTGCAACAGAATTTACTCTAGCATGTTTGTCGTTTCCTTTGCTTGGTGTAAAGTTTACAACAGGTATATCCATTTTCCTTAACTCGTATGTTAAAGGTAAACCCGATGCTTTTGCCTCAATAATAACTGTTTCAGGTTTCCAATAACCATACTGCTCCAATGCTAAACGACGTAACTCTGGAAACTCATATCGTCCTTTGATTGCATCTAATAATATTAAATTAGCTCCTTCGTCCTCTGATGGATAGAATATACCCCAGGTAGTAATAGCAGAGTAGTCTGCTGTTTCTTTTTTTAAGAACGCTGTGTCATAAGATTGTATCACATGATGTAGTTGTGGTATATCTTCATCAGTATAAGTTCGCCACCACTCACGTTTTAATATGGCTCCTTCTTCTGCTGTTGGGTTTTGCATCCACTGTGCATTCCATTTACCAGCGGGCAGTGTTGCTTGAACCTTTTCTAGTTCGTCTAACTTCCAATACTCTGGCCAAACAGGTTTCGCGTTCCGTGATCCATGGTCCATGATTGCTGGAAACTCGACCACGTGCCATTGATCAGCTTTAGGTTCACTTTGATTCTTAACTAACATACCTGTTAAATCTTTTGTAGTCCAACGAGTCATGACCAACACGATCTTACCACCTGGTTGTAAACGCTGCCTAGGTCCTGATGTATACCACTCGTAAGCAGACTCCATGGCTGTGGGAGATAATGCATCTTGTTCTGAATGTGGGTCGTCAATGATTAGAAGATCAGCACCCCGTCCGGTGATGGCACCGCCGACACCTGCTGCAAAGTATTCTCCGCCTTGTGCTGTTTCCCACCTACCTGCGGCTTTGCTGTCTCT